TTCCGGGTGTTGCTGCAACGCCCAATAGATCGGCGCGACGTTCGCGCCGCTGGCGAGCAGCTTGATGCGCTTGCTCATGCCGCCGCCAGAATGGCCGCGTCGATGTGATCGACTTCGGTTTCGCCCGCGGCATGCACGCAGTACCAAACCGCGTCTGTGGCCGCCGTGACCGCGTGCGCGATGCCGGCCGCGATCGTCAGCCCGCACGGACCGTCGTGCGTGGTCACCACGTCACCGGCCAGCAACCACACACGGCCGGACGCAAGGATCGACAAGTGGTCGAACGGGTGCACGTGCTGCGTCAGCGTCACGCCGGCAGGGATGTGCGTCTCTTTGGCGTACACGCCGCCACCGAAGTGGTGCACAACATGCACACCTGCGTCCAAAAGATCCTTGTCGGTCAGCATCATTCGATCAACAACCTTACGCCTGAGCGGTTGACGACCGGGATTTGCGCCGCCCCGGCCAGGGAGTTCTGCACGGCGACCTGCCGCACGGCTTCCAACGCCTCGGCGTTGGTGCTGGTTTGTGCAGCAAGCGCTACAGTCGATGCACTTGCTGCTACAGCTTGCGACTTTACCACACTCAGCGTTGCCGATAGGTCCTTCACTGACCCGCCAGTCGGACCGCCCAACCGCACGTTGGCAACGTATTGGAAGAACCGATACCACGGCTCCGACATGATCCCGTCGTCATCGACAACGGCCACCCGCTGCGGCGGGAGCCACGCCTTCAAGCTGCCCGCGGTCACCGCGATGCCGCTTGACAAGGCGTAAGGCAGCGTGCGAAACAGCGGGCCGATGCCGATCGCGGTCCGTCGGCTGTGGCCCGGGTAGCCCCCAAACGATGCCGCGCCGAGCGCGATGGCTGTTACCGCGGTTGCCATCGCGCGCCCTAGAACGGCAGGCCGACCGAGGCAGCCGAGATGCTGTGGGTATTCTGCGCCGCATAAACGTCCTCAGTGATCGACGACAGGATGCAATCGGTGCTGCCGGATGTCGTGATGTCGATCGCCGCGCCGCCTGCGCTGGCCGCGACCTTGAACGTGTCGGTTGTCGAGTCGCGCACGAACACCACCACGCCCTCGGTAAATCCGCCCGGTACCGTGCCGTTGTAGAAGACGATTTTCTGCGTGTCGCTGTAGCCGTGCGCGGGCGAGTAGATGGTGTCCGTGGATGCAATGGCGACGAACTCGCGCGGGGTGCCGCCGTTGGGGCCTGTGCCAAGGTACGTGCCGCCCGCCCACAGGCCGACCCAACGCACGGTCGTGCCGGCGGGCACGTCGAACGTGGCCGCCGCGCTGGTGACGCGCGAAGCGCCTGCGGCGGCCCCGAACGTCACGGCCTTGCGCACGTAGGCCGGGGCGCCGCCCGTCACTTCGCTGGCGCCGGTCAGCCCGGGAAACGCTGTGTGCAGACTTAAGGTGTCCGGCGCCAGCGCGTTGAGCATGGTATTTTTCGCGGCAACTGTAAGGGTCATGATCTGCTCTCTTGCAATTGAACGGCCGCGCCGACAAGGGCGACAGGCACGGGGTCTGAAACACTGACGCGGAACACGCGGTCGCGCGACTGGCCGAGGCGGCGCCAGCGCGCGCGGGCCAGTGTCTTCCCGGCCGCGCCGAGCGGCGCCCACAATTCGGCGGACCACGTTTGGCCGCCGTCGTCGGACCATTGCAGCATTGCCTGTGGGGCGACCCCCTGACCGGTTGCCGTGCCGACGCCAACCTGCGCGTCGATCTGCAGCGACGCGAAGCGCTGGATGTCCAGATTGCTGGACAAGTGACCGCACTGCCGTGTGCGGATCAGCGGGGCGCCGTCGTCCGTGTACGTGTCGAGGGACAAGACGTACACGTTGCCGTTTTGCCAGTCGCCCACCAGCGTCTTGCCTGCGAACGTCATCGTGCAGTTTCCACGGTGGCGATTCGGCAATCCGGTCGCGGGATTCTGCCAAGCGCGTTCATGCCAAAGCTGCGTCGTCTCATCGTAGACCCAGGTCGCATTCCCGCTCGGGAAATTGAGCACGTAGAAACTGTGCCCTTCCTGTTGGTAGGCGTAGCCGATCGCATCGTCGATGCGCGGATACTTCGCGAGCGCGTACTCGATCGCGTGCGTGCTGACCCGCTCGGGCGAGTAGCCGTTCGCGCGGTACACAACGCCCGTTCCGCGATCGTCGGCGCCCAGCCAATACAGCGTACCGCTAGCGCGCGCGGGCGAGAATTTCGCCGCGCAGCCCGTCTCGATGAACGCGCCTTGGTTGCGCTCCAGCGGGAAGTTGGCCGCACCTGTGTTGATCCAAACTTCGGTCGTTGTTTCGCCGAACAGCCACAATTCCCGATGGTTGACGAACAACGTTACCAAGTTGTCGGGGTTGCCTTCCGCGGTCGCGAAACTCAGCGGATCGATCGCCGTGCGGTAGAGTCCCGACAGGATGAATTGCCCGGTGCCGCCCTTGTTGAAGACGAAGTAGCCATCCAAAAACTGCACCGTGTCGGCGCCCGTGTAGGCCGCGGTTGTCGTGGGCGTCAGGACCAAGCCAGTGAGCGCGAGCACGTAGAATGTCGAAGTGCCGTCCACGATCACCACGGACACACCGTTGCTGGCGATGCCGACCGAGGTGACCGCGGCTGGCAGCGTGCCGCGCAGGGTGGCCGTGCCGGATGCGTCGGCCGTGTAGACATTGCCGCCGCAGACGATCACCGCCAGTGTGCTGTTGACGCGCAGCATTCCGCGCACGCCGTTGCCGGCCAGCGTGGCCCACCGGGTCAACCCCGGGGTGCCGAACAGCGCGACGACGGCCTTCGACGCTTCCGGCCCTTGCGTGCCGACTTCGGGAAACAGGTTCACGCACCGCTGCACGTCCAGCCTACCGCTGCGCGCGCTATAGGCGGCGCCGATGAAGGGAAACAGCGTGTTCGCCACTTAGAACGCGCCCAGAATGTAAGTGTAATCGGACGCCGATGTCAGCGCATCATCGACGTAGCTGCGGATCGCTTCAATGTTGGCGCGCTTGAAGTCCGCTTTCGTGTTGGCGGCCAATTGCAGCACCGCGACGGGCGGATCGATGCCGTACTCGGGGGCCAATTCGACCGCCAGCACGTAGCGCAGCATCTTGGCGTAGCCGGGCGGTCCAATCAGCGCCGTGTTGGCTGTCACGGGCGTGGTCAGCACGCGGTCGGCGATCATCGACAACGTGATTGCGGCTGACGGCACCGGGTACAGCGACACGACGCCTAGCGGGTTGTCGTTGCTGTAGGTGAGGGTGTTCGGAATCTGGCTTTGCGTCGCCTTGACCGGGATGTTGGCGAACTCTTCGAGGCTGACGATCTCGAGCGGGAAGTCAACGCCGTTGAAAGTCACGCGCGCCGAGTTGATGCGAACCGGGCGTGGTGCGTTGATGTTGCCGCCTGCGCCAATGGTGTAGCTGCCCTGCCCCGGGACCGTCGCCGCGGTCACGTCGGCCTGCTGCCACATCGACAGCGGTTCCAGCGACAGGTTTTCCAGGATGTCATTGAGCGCCGACACTCCGTCCGCCGTCTCGTCGGCCGAGGGTGTCTCGCCCGTGGCGAGCACGCCGATCAGGCGCATCGAAGATCGAATCAGGTCGCTGACGACAACACCGCTGGGCATGTTTGCTCACCTGTGGAAAAAAGGGCGGGGGCCAAGGCCCCCGCGAAGAAAAGGCCCTCTGCGAAGCGGGCTTTAGTTCGGCGGCAGGTCGCCGACGATGATGGTCTGCTGCCAGTCGAGCGACACGGCCGCAGTTGCGGCAGCGTTCAGGACGAACGTCACCGAACCGGCGGCCGGGATGATCCGCGTGATGCTGACCGCAGTGCCGTCAGCGGCAGCGTTCGACAGGAACGCCGTGAACTTGGATTCGGTCGTGAACGACGGGTTGCTGATGACAACCTGCGTGCCCGCGGCGGCGATGCCGGCGCGGCCGTAGGTCTTGGTCGTGCTCACGTTGCCAGGGGTCACCGGGCCGGCCGATACGGTTGCCAGACCCTGAGCGACAAGCGACGCCTCTTCTGACGTCAGAAGCTGGACGATCGAACCGGCCGAGTAGCCGTTGTAGTTGCGGGAAAGAAGAATCATGGTGTGCTTTCGTGCGTGTTGGGCGGCGGGGCCAAAGCCCCGCGCTGCCGATTACAGGGCGTACTTGACCGAGAGTTCCGGGTAGGTCGCGGCCCACCCGAACAGCACGTCCAGACGCATGATGCTGTTGTCGTTGATCAGGTCGTAACCCTCGGTCACGCGCAGCGTGAAGCCGTTGCTCGACTCCTGGTGCGACTTCACGCCGGCCTCGGGCACCCACAGCGGCACGGTCGCCAGCGTGAAAGCATCCTTGTGGAAGCCGACGCTGGTGCTGTAGGCGCTGTTCGCGGTGCCGAAGATCGCGAAGTTGGCGGCCGTTGTGGCGTTGCTCGCGTTGGCGAAGGCGCCGGTCGGCACCAGGGCCGGGCTGATCGGCAGCGCGGTCGCGCCGGCCAGCAGGTCGGCCGTGACCACGAACTGAGCGAGCGCGCCGGTCGAGACGCGCGATTGCGGGTTCACCGCGAACACGCCCGGGAACGTGATCACCGTGCCGCGGGTGATCGTGCCGGCCAGCGCCGCGCAAGCGATGCTGGCGCCTGACAGGCCGGCCGCGACGGCCGTGCCGGTCACGGCCTGCGTGCCGTTGGTGTGCACGTCAACGTTCTGGTCCATGGCGTAGGACAGGCCCAGCGAATCGACCATCATGCCGCTGCCGAATTGCTTGCTGATCTTGTCCTGGCTGTTGAACAGGCCCGCGAAACCCTGGATGGTCGCGGCATTGAGGGCCGGATTCATCACGAAGGCGCGCATCTTGTCGCGCGGCGCGGCCATTTCGTCCAGACGCTGATTCACCTGAGCGATGGCGGCCAGTGCCTGCGCCTGCGTGGCCGGCGCGGTGCCGGGGGTGCCGAGCGTGTTGAACGCAGCGTAGTGCGCCAGCGCAAGGCCCTGGCGGTCGATTTCGTTGACCACGGTCGCGACGGCGGCCTGTATTTTCTGCTCGACTTGCTGCAGCAGCAGCGTGCGGTCCAGCGCCGTGAAGTTGATGTCACAGCCGCCTTGCTGCAGCACCAGCGGGACCGAAGTCTCAACGGTGGCCTGGGGTGTGGCGACGCGGCCGGCGCGGTATTGGTAACGCGGGGGCTTCTTGATCTGGATCGTCTGGCCGGGGCTGTAGCCTCGGTTTTGATTGCTGGTGTACTCCGACTGCCAGTCACGGTTGACCATGCCGGAGAAGGAAACCATGTTCTCCAAGATCGCAAGGGCTTCCTTGGCGACGATGGAGCAGGTGATGAGGTTATTTGACAAGGTACTTTACCTATTTGTAAAGGATTGGACGAACTACCGCGCCCACCGTGCGCCTTGCGCCTTGCGCAGCGCCTTGTACTCCTCCATGCTCGAATTCGCGAGCGTGGGAGCCGAGGCGCGGCCGGCGCCGCTGGTGGTTTTCGCGGGTGCGGGGGCTGACGAGACAGCGGCTTTCGCCGCGGGCGCCGACGCCGAGAGACGTTCTTCGAGCCGGCCGATTTCACGATCGACGGACCGGGCGGGAAGACCGTTCAAACGGTCGAGCAGGTCGGGATTCTTGGCAAGGTGATACGCGATTGCCGGGCCGGCTGCGCTGTCGCGCAGCGCGTCTGCCACTGCCGCGGACACAGGTTCGTCGGCAGATCCGACCACTTGGTCATAGTCGGCCGCGACCTGGCGAAACGCGGCTTGGCGCGTCTCCCACGTCTCGGCGGCTTGCTTCGTGGCGGCTTGCTGCTCGCGCTGGCTCAGGGCCTGGCTGATCTTCTGATCGGCCTTCCACTCGGCCAGCGCTTCGACGTACTCGCCGTAGGTCGGGAACGACTCGACGGCGGGCTTTGCGGCCGGCTGGGCGGCCTGCGCCGGGTCTGCCGGGGGCTTTCCTTGCGTGGCGACGCCTTTCCAGTATGCGGCCTCGCGTTCGGCTTCGTAACGCTTGCGCGTTAGTTCGTCGATGCGCGGCTGCACGCCTTTGTAGCGGCCTTTTTCATCCCGCTCTAGCTGCTCGCCCTTGGGGGTGGGGGCGGCATCTTGCGCGTTTTCGGGGGTTGACGGTTCCGGGGTGGCGGCAGTGGGGGTCTGCTTGCCGGCTTCCGGCGCGGGTGCGCTGATCTGCTCGACTGCTGGGGCTGCGGCTACGTCGGTTTGCACTGTCATCGTGACTCTCTGCCCCCTTGTGAATGCACTTGATCCGCGCCGCGGGGTTAACGGACGGGTGAACGTGCAGCTATTGTAGCACAACGTCAAGTTTTACCTTGACGGGGGTGTCAGACCGTGCTAGCGAGCACCAGCAGCACGTAGAAAACGTCCAGCGCCTCGATTTCGGCTGCCTCTGCGGCGCGCGCCGCTGCTTCCGCGGCCTGCCAGTCGCGCAGCGCGGCTTCGTACCGGGCGCGGGCGTCTTCGGCGTCCAGCAGCCGGCGCAATTCGGCCGTCTGCGCGTCGGCAAGCTGCTGCGCGGTCCGCGCGCGGGCCAGCGCTTCGGCCTTGCGCCGCCACACCAGCGCTTCGGCGCGCGCGCGCTCCAATTCGGCCAGCGCCAAGCGCGCGCGTTCCTCGGCAGCCTGGACATCTAGCGCCGCGCGGTGCGGGGTCGGCAGCGGCGCGGGCACGATGCCCTGCCGCACTCGGCGCGCGTGCTTGTCGGCGTCTGATTCCGCGCGCCGGCCGGGCTGCCGCGGCAGGCCGCCGAGATTCGGGTAGTTGTACGGGTCTGGCGGCGGGGGCGCGGCGGCCAAGTCCTCGGCCAGCGACCACGAATCCGACAGCGCCTCAGCGCTGCCATCCCACCACGCAGGCCAGAGCGACGAAGGGTTGGGTGACTCCTCGACCGCGCCG